AATTCTTCTTTGGTCTTTGTGTAACCTTCAAGTTCAATTCTCAACTCTTTCAGTTTTTCGTTGACTTCTTCCAAGTTGTTTTTCTTGTTGGACAACTCGGTGATTTCTTTGTTCAGCTTGGTAATGTATTTGTTCAGTGCAACCAAAGTTGAATTGTGGCTCACAATCTCATTGTTGTGTTCTAGAATATGCTTGTTGATCTTTTCGATCTCATCAAGTCTCGTGTTCAATTTTTGAACTTCTGTTTCAATCTCCTGCAATCCACTTATTTGTGTGGTGAGTTTGTTCTTGCGTTCGGCAATTTCTTCTACCTTGTGTTGTTCATCAATGTGTTGTTTGCATGTTGGGCAGTTATCATTATTTTCATAGAACTCAATATCCTTTTCGTTCTTTTTGATATTGGTTTCAATCTTTGCTTCCAACTGAAATAGTTTCTTTAACTTGTAAGAAATTGTAACTTCATCCATTATTTTACTCATCAAAACATCGACATGTTTCTGTATTAGTTTGATATCGGATTCTAGTACATTGATTTGTTGATTTGATACTTCTATCTCAAGTTGTTTCTTTTGAATTTCTTCATCATTCAACTTTTTGTTTTCTTCAATATTCTGCAACTGAAGTTCAATCTTTTCTTCAGTCAGACTGATATTGTAGTTTGTGGTAGAAGTTCGATCTTTGATATCCGACATTTTTGTTTTAACGATGTTGTTCATCGATGAAAATATTTGGATATCCAATAGGTCTTCTATCAGAGTCCGCCTGTCGGCGGCAGATAGTTGCATGAAAGGTGTGAAGGATGCTGAACCAAGGATGACTACTTGCGTAAACGATTTGAAGTTTAGCTTGAGAATCGAATTCTCTAGTACGTCTTGGTAATCCTTTGCAGCTGCATCCTGGTTCAGCAAAACACCGTTGCAGTGGATTTCAAACACATTTGGTTTGATACCACGAATAACCTTGTAATTCTTTTTACCAATCGTAAACTCAACTTCAACAACTGCCTCTCTTTGATTAATCGAGTTTAACAGTTGTGGCTTATTTATCTTACGAAATGGTTTTCCAAACAAACCAAAGCAGAGTGCATCAAGAATGGTGGACTTACCTGCACCATTTTGACCAATGATAAGTGTGTTTGGAGATTTAGTTAAAACTACTTCTGTAAAGTTGGCGCCAGTCGAAAGAAAGTTACGCCATCTTACCTTTTGAAATAAAATCATGTTTCTGTATTCAATGCCTCTATGTAGAGTTCTTTCATTAATGTTTTCAACTTGTCATTGCTGATACTATCTTCTTTGACATTATCAATATACTTATTCAGTATCGTAAGTGTATCTTCAGCCTGATCTACGATATTGTCATCAACACCTTCACTCAAGTCAGTAAAATCTTCTGCAATTGTAATGTCAACTGGATTTACATTATACAGATTATTCATGAACTTGTCAAACAAATAAGGATTGGTCTTATTGATTACCACCACTTTCACATAAGTGTTAGTGTAGCCACTCAGATCCCTGTTTGTAATCTCGGTGATTGTTTCCTGTTTGTCATCATAAAGAATCCTATGAAACATGCGATTAGGATTTTGTACGAACTGTAGTTCTCGACTTGTCAAATCAAACAAATGAAACCCGCGAGGATCATTATAATCTTGCCAAGTCAACTCGTAAGGATTACCAAGATAATAGATATCGTCTGCGCTCGACTTGTGATGATAATGCCCACTGAATGTCATATCGAACTTGCGGAAAAGTTCTCTACTCAAACCTTCTTCAGATGGCATACCACGATACATTGCAAAACCGGCAATCTCAAAATGTCCCATGCACAGTGTTGCAGATGTGTTTTTAATTTCTTCCATGCAGTTGTTGTAGTTCTCCGGACAAATCCAGGGAATCATACAAACATCAGAAGTTGTTTCACCATAGTTGAGATGAATCGTTTGTGGCGAATCGATGACATTGATATTGTCGTATTCACGCAACAGTAGGTCTACAGAGTTGACCTCATTGGTATTCTTAAAATAGGTATCATGGTTACCTGCCAACATATGCACCTCAATACCCATTTGATGTAGTGGGTCGAAGAACATATCTTTTGTTCGCTTCAGTGAATAGAAATTCACATACTTTCGCCTATCAAAGGTATCACCAAGAATCAACAGAGTGGTGATATTGTTTTCTTTGAGTGTGGGAAAGAAGGTATCTCGGTAAAACTTCTCATAGAAGTCCAAGAAATGAATTGAATCGTTTCTTGCTCCGAAATGTTGGTCAGTTATGATGGCTATCTTCATTATTTAATTTTTCCAAACGCCGTTTTTCGGCTTCGTATACACGTTTCCTCAAATTTGAACTGGAATAAGGATGATCTCTCTCATGGTAGAATATATCAATACCTTTGTCAAGGCAATATTGCTTTCCGGTAAACGATTTATTTCGATATTCTTCTCCTAGGAAACGAATGTGTATCGTTTGTGTTTTGAAAATATTTTCCAAATCTTCTTCTGTTTCATATACCAAAACCTCATCGACATATTTACATGCCGAAATCTGTACGTATCGTTCATACAAAGATTGAACAGGTTTATTCTTGGTGTCCGGTCTATCGATTGTGGGATCAGACTGTAACGCAACGATAAGATGGTCACAATGTTGTTTTTCTATTTTTAGCATTGCAACATGCCCAGCATGAAACAAATCAAATGTGCTGCAATTAAAACCAACTTTCATAATATCACTCCATAAATTTTTCTACACCCTTTTTTGGTACAACCTTTTCATTCTTTTTGTTCTTCTTGGTATTCTCGTATGTCTCAATGAACTCTGCAATATTATCATACAGTTCAAACTGCTTTGTGGTACCGTCTTCAAACTCCATCATGTCAAACTCATCCAAAACACCAAACATTTCAGTTGACTTATACTTCACATACAACTGCTTCTTTTCTTTCTGGATGCGCCTGAGAAACGCGAAATAGATTATCTGTGTAAAGTATGCAAATGGATTCTTAGACTTCTGTGGATCGAAATTTTCAAAATACATTAGGCAGTTTTCGATACCATCACCAATCATATCCTCACGGTGTGGGTAGTTGATGAAGTTTGGTTTATGAGATAGACCTTCGGCAATCTTCATAAAGCATTCGCCGATGTAATTCGGAATCTTTGGCTTCGGTAATCCTTTTTCTTGGGCAGAAGCACAGGCTTCCTTGTACGCGACCAAAGCTTTCAGGAAATCTTCGTTGTTGATGTAGTGACCTTGTTTACTCATTAAAATATACCATAAAAAGTTGTTGACAGGGGCTTGACGAAATGTTAAATTCTCGGTGTAGCCCAGAATGACAAGACTAGTGGACTACTCCAGAACCATCTCCTAATGATTCCATTTCTTCCATTAACTGCTTGATTTTATCCAAAGAAGCATTCTTAATATCATGATTTTCCACCACCTCGTTTATCTTAGAGACCAATCCTTCATAGTACTCTTTGAAGGTATTGTTGGGGTTAATCATAAACAGAATGTCTGAATGTTTAATTCTTACCTTACTTGTTTCAGTGATAGCTACCGGTAACCACTGTTGAATCATCAGATGTGCGTTACGCACCTCAAATACCATTGGGTCTTCGATATCAACAGCTACAATAGATTCTTCTGTTACTTTGCAAATAACATCCAAACCGTCTTTGAATCTTAAAATCTTGATGTTATTTTCCATTTTTAATTCCTATGTTATAAATTTTAAAAGGAAACTTTTCTTCTGTGTAGATTTTTACTCTCTCAACAAAATGTCTTAATGTGAAGTTCATATGTTTCTTATGCCTTAAATCATCAGCTATGTCATAAAGTGTTGCTTTATCTTTACTTTCAGACTGGCGTAAGCCTCTTCCAATTGACTGCAAGTTTCGCACTCTTGATTTAGATGGTGACGCAAAAATAATGTTATGCAAATTCCTAATGTTAATTCCAGTAGAAAAAGTCCCAAAACTAGCCACAACAATAGCATCATTCTCTTTCTCCATAATGGCTCTAATATTTTCTCTATCTTCGGCTTCTACACCGCCATGTACAAAAAATACTTTGCGGCCATTCGCCTTTTCTTGAATCATATTATACAATATCTTGCCATGTTTTTCAACCATTTGATACAATACAAGAGTGTTTTTATTCAAACTTACCGAAAGATTTCTGATGAAACGATTTCTATCGTGTGATTTAATCAGATATTCTATCTCTTGTTGATATGTCCAGTCTTTGGATTCTTCACATACATCGTCAGGATGTTTTAGAATTAAACATTTGATACCAAAATCTGCGAGTTGTTTTTTATCAATCAACTCTTTTGTCGAAATAACTTTTTCTGCCGTACCAAAAAGACCCTCTAAAACCAGTTTGTGTGTCTTGGTACCATCTAATGTGCCTGTCAAACCTATACGATATTTTGTATTGACAGCAGAAGTCATAATGTTTGTCAGTGACTGTGCTTTGAATAAGTGCGCTTCGTCACCAATTATATATTGATATTGTTCGAAGTATTCTTTGGGTAACTGATAGAGAGATTGCCATGTCGATATGACAAGTTTTTTATCTGTATGCTTTTCTTTACCTTGATAGATACGATGCACATGTTCTTCCACATCAAAACCATTCTTTGTTGAATAGTCTTTGAAGTCGGAGTATAACTGTTCGACAAGAGATGTGGTTGGTACGATAATCAATCCTTTCAGGTCTTGATAATCTAACAACTGTCTAAACAAAAGATAGATGATGAGTGACTTACCAGAAGCAGTTGGTGAAACCAGTAGCGCTCTCCGACTTTGCATTGCATGTATGAATGCATTCAACTGGTGTTCTCTTACTTCTATAGGTACACCGCGTGACTGTAAATTCAACGAATCTGTGAATTTCTGCGCTTGGTATATACTAAATTCATCTTCTAGGTCTGCCCTAGTGTCATCGAATTCGTATGTGTATTCTCTCTCATCACAGAATTCTTTTAGATACGGTAATAAACCGAGATAGAGTGTGTATGATTGCAGGTTGAACAAACGTATTTTGCCGTCCCAAATTTTATTTCGGTATGCAGGAACGAACTGATAACCTGGAACAAAGAAAGTGAAATACTCTGATAACTCTTTTGCTAAATGTTTCTCGCAAATTATCTTTGCGTGTACTTCATCTTTCTTGCTTATAACAATATCACTGGCCATTAATAAACTTTTCCCAACTTATAAAGTCTCGTAACTGCCATGTGCGTTGTTTCAATTCATTCAGTATGGCTTCAATTACCGAGACAGATTCATCATGATAGACTTTCTTTTCGAGTAACCGAATTAAATCTTTGTCACTCTCTAAGTATGTATTAATGTCGGATTTGAGTGTAAACGGGAACGGTTCCCATCCGTTTTCTTCAAGTTCTTCTTGTGATAGTTTGCCAGTGTAGTATTCCCACTTCAACTTACGCATCTTTAGGTAATCAAAGTTGGCTTTCTTTGAGGCCATCTTGTGTTTAACTAAAACATTGATATACTTGCTGTGCAAAATGGGTATGCGAATCAGTTCTTTGCTGGGTTCAGTCTGATCGATGACTGCATCTTTTTCCCATTCTTCTAAGATTTTTTCAAGTTCCATAATAAAATACAATAATAAAATTTCATTATAACATAAACTGGTTATCAGGTCAAGTACTTATATGATTGATACCTAAATGTTGCTCGAGCGGTAACGATGCTGTCTGCCGATAATCTGGTATCGAATGTGATATCACTCATTGTCAACGGAAACACGTTTGTGAATTCGATTCTGAGAATCGGATTATTTAATGCACTCAGTACTGTCAGGGTCGCATCGGAGAAGTGTTTATGTATTTGTAGTTCTTTGCTATGGTCTCGCTTTTCAAAACCATCTGGATCAGCGATGGAGACGAACCAGTTGTATAGATTTTTCCACGAAGCCAGTTCTTCATCGACAATGAATTCTATGTCCAATGGATCATAGGCCAACTTGGTACCTGGTGAAAACAAATCAAGGAAAGGAGTTACATGAGTTACTTCACCAAGTTGGATGGCCGGTATATTGACGGATTGACAAAAATATTGCACATCCGATATTCTGCTGAATGTCAGCAGAAACTTTGTAGGTTGTAGTGGATTGGTATTTTGTGGGTTTCTATTCAGAGCAGCCATGCGAATCTCCTTTTAAGGTATTTAGGAGACAAAAAAAGAGGGCACCGAAGTGCCCCCTTTGAAGTGTCACTCTGCGGTGACTCAAAAATTACATCAGGTTCTTGACAGCGAAGATACGGTAGTAAACGTTCGAACGAGCGTTCAGTGCACCGTTGCCACTTGTCAGACCAGTTGCAAATGGGTTTGCAACCATGCCATAACGGGTCTTGAAACCAATCTTTGGCTGGAATGTGAACTGATCAACTGCACGAACCATTTGCAGAGGTACGTATGGGCAGTAGAACAGACCAGCGTCATAAGGAGAAGTACCCTTATAACCAACTGTTACCAGTTCTTGGTTAGAAGTATAACCACCGAAATATGGATCGATGTAAACCTTGATGCGGCCATGCAGCAGACCAGCAAATGTGTTGCCAGTGTCATCTACTTGCAGGTCAGCAGACAGAGCAGGTGTATAAGAAAGAACACCAGCCATAGCCATAGCAGAAGCAACGTCTGACGAAACGATCAGAACGTTACCCTTGCCTCTACGAGTCTGCTTGGCAATTACGTTAGCGTCACGCTCGATCTGGAAAATCAGACCCTTGAAACGCTCAACAGACCAACGACCGTTAGAGTCAGTGTCCAGGTCGAAAGCACCAGCTGTAGTTACGCCAAACTGAGCACCTGCAACAGCAGTTGTGTAGATTGTACGGATAACTTCACGGTTGATTTCAGCCAGAATTTCTGTAGACAGAATGTTAGACAGTTCTGTCTCGGCGTCCAGACCGTGAATTGCCTTCAGGTCTTGAGCCAGTTCTAACGAGTATTCAGCCTTCAGTGCGCGTGACTGAGCAGTAACGGTAACCTTCTCAATCGAGAATGCCATTTGCTGGAAAGCAGGATTGCTATCAGCACCCAGGCCTTCAGCAGTTGCTGTTGGCAGACCGATACCAGTTGTGTAACTGTTAGCAGTCAGGTCCATACCAGCGTTAGTAACAACGTCAGTTGCGTTGTTGCCACGGAAGCCGTATGGGTTAGCAGCAGAACCAGTACCAGAGAAAATGGTATTAGCTTCGTTGAAGAAAGCTTCGTTGCTGTTTGCAGGAGCGCCAGACTGAGTGTTGTAACGTGCGCGCATTGCGAAGATCAGGCCTGTAGGACCTGTCATTGGCTGAACGCCAGCAACGTCATAAGCAATCAGGTTAGGCAGAGCACGGCGAACCAAGCTGATTAAGATTGGATCGTAGTTAGAAACACCACCTGCTACGTTTGTAGGAGCAGATGCTGTTGCTTCGTTCAGTTGCTGAGCAGCAGCTGACATCTCGCGCTGTTGGTTCTCCAGAACAAGGGCAGTAACAGCCTTCTTGTATGGATCTTTAATGGAATCCAGTTCTGGATGCTCCAGAACGGGTTGCCACTTCTTTTGCAGTTCTTCAGTTAGATACATTTAGTTATCTCCTTTTAAGTATCTATTATTGGTAAATTTTATTTATTTTACCAAAGTTTTAGAAATGATTTGTGCGTAATGTTGAACCGAAGGATCGACAGATGCGGTTGGCTTCTTGTCTTCTTCGACTTCAACTTCCTCGTTGAGTGCAGAAGTTTCAGCAGCTTTAACTGGGGTCTGGAAATAAGACTCAACTAGTGTTTCCAGTTTGCCGATGAATTCTTCCTCAGTAGTGAACTCTACACCCTCTGCGAGCGCTTTCAGTTTTTCTACCTGAGTCTGCGTTAGGCCTTCACATACTGCGTGTACGGCCTCCATTTTTTTGTGTTCGTTAAGTTCTTTGCGTAGTTCTACGGCAGCCTTAATTTCGTCGTTCAGAGACTCTTCCAGTTCGCTTACACGGCCTGTCAGTTCTTCAACAACATCAACCTTTTCTTCAGGGATGCTGATGTAGTGCTCTGTGAACAGCTTGTGTAGACCTGTCATGAAGTCTTCTACGATTTCTGCACGTAGACCAGATTCGATAGCCAGTTGGTTCTCTTTGAACCATTCTTCGGCCATATAACCGATGTAGTCGTCTAGTTTGCCAGCCAAGTCATTCTTGACTTCTTCAACGGCAACTTCGAATTCTTCCATCAGTGCAGCTTCCATTTCTTCTACGATTGCCTGTGAACGAGCAATAACGGCAGCTTCGAAGATTGTGGTAGCCTTAGTGACGAATTCTTCAGAAAGATTTTCGCCGGAAAGAAGAGCATCGATGTCTTCCTTCATCTTGGCTTTCATGCCCTCTTTCTTCATCATCTTCTTCATCATTGCCTTGTCTTCGGCTTCGTCCTCATGTCCTTCTTTCTCAGCTTCTGCAACCATTTCACCTTCTTGTGCTGTTTCTTCAGGAACATAAGGTGCTACAGCTCCAGGATTTGCTTGGAACATTTGAGGTGCCAGTTTTGCTTTGATTCGGTCACGAATGGCAGAATAATCTGTTGCAGCTTGTTGAACTGCTTTGTGTTCTGTGCCCTGCGACTCAGCAGGCTGAGCTGCCAGTTTAGCGGCAGGCTGAGCACCTACAGGAGGTGTTGCGCCTGGTGGTGTTGCAGTTGGTGCACCCTTTGTGAAATCAGGGTTTGCATCGTCTTCTTTTTCTGGTGAGTCACCAACTTTACCTGCATCCTTTGTGCCATAAGCAACTTCAGGTGACAGTTTTGCTGGTTTGTCTTGACCACCTTTCTTAGAAGCAACTGAAGCTTCAAAAGATGATTTTGCATCTTCATTTAAAATTGCTTTAGCGGCATCTGTCAGATTAAATTTTCCCATTTTGAGAATCTCCTTAATTTTATATTGGATATTTATAATTAGAGTTTTTTGATGAAGTTTTCGAAGATTTGTAAACTTACACGTTCAATATCTTTACGAGAAGCTTTCTGAATTTGTTTCTTGGCTTCTTCATAATGAACTTCAGTCCAAATACCATTAACCATCATCCATTCTTTACCTTCCATAATGCCCTGCACGAATGCGTTGGGCGCAGAAGGATCTGCTACGATATCTGCCGCTGTGGCTAGATGAAAGTCATCTTGAACAATGTTAACACCGTTGACCGATTTGATAGAACCGAGACCTCTAGATGATACACCAACTTGTGCACCACCTTCGAGTAGGTTCTTGACAATCGTACCCATTGGTGTGTCAAGAATTTTCGCTTTGCCTATCCAATCATTGCCCTCTTGACGCAGAGATGTTGTCAAATGGGAAACTCTGTCGAGATTGATTGTTGGTGTATCTGGATGACCCAGTTCACCAAAGGCACGGTTTTTATTAATGTAATTTTCTGTATATCGTTCAATTTCTTTGGCCACAGTTTCTCTTAGATATTTGCGGCCATTACGATTGACAACCTCTGTTTGAATAAAAGGTCCTTCGATAAACAAACTTCTCTTGCCGTCTTTTTCTTCGGCAATGTAGTTGATTGTTTCGGTAACTTCTTTGATTAATCTCATGGTCTTACTCCGTAGCTACCGTAGTTGAATGCTGCAGGATCATTGAGTTGACCGCGCTGATAATGTGCATTGTCTTTACGCAGTTCAAGAATGATGGTATAACTTGCGTTTGCAACCTGACCTCTGGTCTTAATAGCAATATTGCCATTATTGTTTGGTCCTACAGTTGGATTCTTAATCGTGATCCAATTTCCGTTGCCATCATATTCACCATTACCCTGCATGAACAGAAGTGGTACTCCATCGCCTGCATCAGCACTAGCCGTATTTGCCCAAAATAATTGAACATCACCAGTTGCGGTGTCTGTGTCATACCACACACGATTGACTGTCAGTCCATAGTATGACAATGGGCCGGTGTTTGCAGTTGAAGACAATAAATTGGCTTTCGAACTATCTAAAGCACCGTACAGTGTGTTGGCTGCGATTCTGGCAGTATTATTTTCTTGACCGCTACCATCAAACTCACCGGTTAATTTAATAACCGCGTGTTGCGTATCATCTTTTAATACTTGATATGAATATCTGTTTGCCATTTTTATTTCCTATTATTGTTGTTCGTCACTGATTTCAGTTTCGACTTCTTCTGATTCTTCTGGTTGAGAGATAAAATGTTTGGCAACTTCAACTTTATGCGATTCAATATGGTCCATTACCTTATCCTGCAAAGCAGCATAAAATGCATCACGCATATTTGTTGCATCATCTTCGAAAGCATAGTCTACAATAGCTCTTGTGTTAGGCATGTTTAACTCCTGTTATAATATACGTTTCAGTTTATTAAAAGTATTTTCCAATTTCAAATCAGCTTGAGGCTTTTGTTGACTTTTACCTTGTTGCTGCGGTTGTTTTTGATTCTGATTCTGATTCTGTGGTTCCTGGTTGGGTTGCGCATCTGCCATTTGTGACTGTTGGTCGAGTTGTACCTGACCCATCATTTGAGCCTGTGCGACCTGTGTAGTAACTTCAGTTGGCAATCCGAATCCTTCTTGTTTTTCTTCGTCAATTTCCGACTGCATTTCTGCAATTTGATCATCCGTTAGACGCAGAACATTTCTCTGAATCCATTTCTGTGAGAAATAACGACCTGTATATGGATCGATTGAACTCAACAACTGCAATCGATTGGTCATTAACTCTGCTTCTTTTAACTCAGAGAAATTATTGTCTTTAATAAAATCATAGTATATGTATTCTTTGAAAAGATCCCATTCCTCGGCAGTGCAGATACCTTTCAGTACACACTGCACTCTGAGTGCTTGGTCAAATACATCAGAGAACTTATTGCGTAGACGGTCAACGAACTTAGAAAACTTTAATTCATCTCTGGTAACTTCAGCAACTCGCCCGATGGAAAAACCTTGGTTAGGTTCTAGTCTAGATATAGGTACATTTAAGGATTTATATAATTTTTTCTCGAAATATTTAACGTCTTCTAATTCACCAAGGTTCTGTCCACCGGGCAATGTTGTAATTTCTGTTCCTTTGCCACCTTCACGGCGTGGCAACCAAAAGTCTTCCATCATCGACAAGAACTTGCGGTCATCACGAACCTCACCGGTGTTCGCATCATATACCAGTTTGTTCTTGTACTTAATCATAATGTCGCGCAGATATTGTTCTGCCTTCAACTTAGGTAAGTTACCAACATCGATATAGAAAATTCTTCTTTCTGGTGCTCTTGAGATACGATAGATAACTGTCGCATCTTCAATCATACGCAATTGATTCAATGGCTTGATTGCCTTGTGCAAATATGAAAGTACCACTGCACGGCGTGAGTCCATCAAACCAGAAACAACCGAGATAATCGAATCTGTGGTAATACGAACACCAACAGGACCATAATTTGAAGAACTACCCGATACCACTTTATCGTTGTAGATATAGTATTCATTGATAGTCTTCATTGTTTCCACACCAGTGCGTTCATCCTTTTGTTTGCGGATTTCACGGACTTTGCGCAGTTTGCGTGGATCAATATATCTCAGTTCTTTAATACCTTGTTCCGGTGCAGTTCTGTCAATAATCATATGATAGTACATGCGACCATCAACATAGTATCTGCGGAACATATCTTGTGCCATATTGTTGTAATTCAATAGACGCAAGACAGTTTGAAATTCTTCTTTAATTGCTTTTTTGATTCTATCTGGTTGTTTCAGATTATCTAAAACAATATCAATAATTTTGCCATCGTCATCTTGACAAATAGCTTCATTAACAATATCATCGATTGCCGATTCAATTTCTGGCTGCATAGCCATTTCACGGTAACGAGAAATGAGTTCTACTTCATTCTTTGCGGTACCATCTAAGTCAACATATGTACCATAATAGGCAGCAGATTGTATTGTTAATGCGCCATCGTCCGCAGCCGGAGGTGCGAAAGATTGTTGTACAGCCTGAGTTTCCTCACTATCCGCGTCACGGGATATTGTGAAACCAAACAGTGAAAATTTATTATTAGTTGCCATATTTCTTTCTTTTCAATTACAAAATCACTTTAGACATAAAGGAGGGCATAATGCCCTCCGTTTTTATTTCAATTAAGAAGTGGTACCAGATTCCCACCACTGATAAGCAAAGGTTGCGCTATATTCTTCGATGGTGTCATTTGAACCCCAATCAAGATCAATAGGTGCAACATCAACTGGGAACAAACCAACAAACTTGTATGTCTTTAGAACATCACCAGTCTTGCCATACTGTGTAACCAAAGCATCAACCGAATAACCAGTTGAACTTTGTGCAGCATTACTGCGAACGTTGGTTGCATGACTGTTGATTGCATTCATCCAAGATTCCAGAGAATTCCGAATTACGAAATCTTCATCGTTGATGATTGTCAGTGTCCAGTCAGCAAAACTTCTGTTGCCAGGAAATTTCATTTCGCGACCAAAGTAAAATACTGGCACAGTACCAACTGTTGAACCTGGTAATTGTGCCGCTTTGGCCATGAAAGTTACTTTTTGACCCGCAGCAGTTGCGTTTGTTGCGACTGTTGGAAAAACTAGAGACACAGAGAATAGATTAGGACGGGCACCGTCCCCAATCATATTCGCTCTAAATTCTGCTACGTTAAATGCCATTATTTTCTCCCGTTATCGTTTTATTTATTATGCTGCACCAACGATTGTTGTGAAGTCAACGCCAGTTCCAACTGCAACAAAGTTTAATTGTATGAAGTTGGTAGAACGAGCAGGTTTGATGTAGATATCACCAACGAAACGATTGCTATCGATAACTTGTGTGGTATTATTTGTTTTGTCACAAACAACCTTGAAGTCGGTAATACCACGGCGACCTTGTACATCGCGCAGGAATGGAGTTACCAGAGAAACAAACTGTGCTCTTGTGAATTCATCGTTCAATTCAAACAATGAATACTGTGCGGCATTTGAAATTGCCTTTTCAAGTACCAAGAACAGTCTGCGTACATTGATTCTGTCGAATGCAGAAGGCTTCGATTGCAGAGTCTTGTCACCAAACAGCACTGTTCCTTGACCTGGGAACGATACCACAGGGTTTACGCCAGCAGAATACAGTGTATCTCTCTGTGTCTTGTTTGGATTCCATGCAAGCTTGATGGAATTTTTGATTGCGCCTCTGTTGAAACCAGCAGGAGAGAACCAAGGATCTTTGATTGTGTCGGTATAAACGCACAGACCAGCGATATCACCGTTCAAAGGAACCCAACGGTATGTATTGTTGTACTTGTCGAATTGGTATTTCCAACCAGAATCAGCAACAACATACGAAGATTTTCTGTTTAAGCTGTTTAACCACGATTCGATATTCGAGGTTTCATTTCCTGCCTGATTGACAACTGCCGATGAAGGAGGTGAAATGAATGCAACACAGTCTTTACGAACTGTAATAACTTGATCAATAATGTGTTGTTGTAACGAATATGATGCATCGCCAGTAACAACTAGAGAAATGTCTGTTGTCTCTTTGCTTGCAAAGAGGTCATATGCCGTCTGTACATCTGCTAATGTAGGCGTTTCATCTGTACCACCTGCAAGGGATACAGAAAAACTTCCTGTTACCGAAACAATTCTTGCAAATGTTTTACCTGCAGCAGTTGTGCCCCAAGTTGCGTTGGTATTTGCATAGTCTGCAGCATCTGTTACAAACACATACTTAGAATCATTGAAAATTAACTGTTTGTAGTAGTTTGTGTTTCCGTTGATTGTTGCATCGGAAGCCTTCGAAACGAATGCAAAGGTCTCTAACACTGTACCGGCTGCACCGGTAAACAAACCATCTTCGTCAACAACGACAATGTGCATTTCGTCATTTGAACCACCAACATCAGCTGCGTACTCAGAGGTTCCAGGTGTTGCAGTAAAATAACTCTTGTAAGCCCAAGAATTGAACAGAGTGGTATTTGCACTGTCGAACACTTCAACTTTCAGAGAATTTCCTAATGCACCAGGATATCTGGCCATGAAAGCGCCATAGTTATTTGAATTATTGTTGTTCAGATAACTGGCTTCAAAAGAATCTTCATTCTTAACTTGAACATTTGCGATTGTTGTGTTTGCGTCAGCATTTTTAGAATTTGCGCCGACTGCACGAACAACACTCAGATTATTACCATAAGACAGGAAGTTTGCTGCAGTAAAAAACGATACAGCTGAGTTCGAATCTGGAGTACCAAATGTTTTGGTCAGAGTAATTTCACTATCAATTAATTTTACCTTTTCAGCAGGACCCCATTTAAATGTTCCTGCTGTTGCACCGGCGGTTGTTTGTAACGAAGGAACAACAGTTGTAAGATCAACTTCAGTTACGTTAACGCCTGGAGAGATTTGAAATGCCATTTTATTCTCCTTGAAATATTATGTTCTTTTGGCAGTTAGAATACCATACCGAATATTTATGAAAGGCCAGATTTACAATCTCTCCATCAGTCGTTTGATGGAACCCGCATATATTTCTCCACCATCAGCAGTTTCCCATAAGTCACCATCGATTATTTCGAAGTCGTGTTGAAGACCATCGTCCATGACAGGCTCTGGTAACATCAAATCATCGACTTGGTTCATCTTTTCTAACTGAATTTGTTTGCGAATGTCGTGATTGACAATCTCTTTGAAGTATTTTTGAGTGGCAACCCATGCAAAAATAACTAAACTCATTACCAAATCGTCATTTGCGCCTTCGGCTGCCTTGAAAGAGTTCTTTTGTTGTTCAAAAGTTGTGAGTTCCGAATAGGTATCGAAGTCACATATGGTAAGTTTATCACCTTCAATCAAAGTTTTGAGGTTGGAACAACCAACTGCCTTGACCTGAGGTGACATTTTCAGACCCATTTGTATACCACGAGCAAATCCTGCACTCAATTGTTGAGGTTGTTTGTTGCCCGTAAAGATTTTCCATAGATTTTCATATTCAAAATCTGCATGTAATGAGTCGGCAACTTGCGGATTGTTATTGATTTCAACCAAAACATATGCATCGTTGTACATTTTGGCTGCATTATAAATTATTGTGGGAAATAATATGGGTGAAACCGATGAACTTGCGTAACATGCCACTTGTCGGTAAGGCACCTGAGATATATCAATTACTTGGAATGCAGAACAGTCCATGTTTTTACCTTCGGACACATCAACACAGATACAATATAGATGGTCTGTTTTGGATCCTTCTTGTTCTTTCTGTGGCATCTCGTAGATTTTCAACCCATCATGTGTCGAAATGGGATCTCGATAGGCCATGGTCTGCAACTTGTAACCTGAAACCAGTGTGTTGGACGAACCTAAGAACTCGGTTTCGAATTCCTGTCTGAACTGTCGTTCGGATGTGTTGCGAATTGTTTCTTCTTTCCAGGCCTCATCCCGCCCTGGTACCATCGACCAATGGATTTCAAATGTTTTGTAGTTATTCTTCTTATTGACGGCATCCATCCACAATTTGTAGAATAGATTCATACCGTTTGGTGTGGATACAATAATAATCTTGGTAGTTTTACCGGATGAGATTACGGGATAAACTGAATTGAAGAATTCTTCAGCAATATTATTGGGAACGAAAGCGAATTCGTCTAAGAATACTAGGTTGAACGCACCACCTCGAATCGCAGAACTCGAAGTCGAGGCTGCCATAATCTTGGATCCATTCTCAAGTTCTACATTACCTTTATTCCAAACTACAACACCTTGCTGTAACCAGACTGGTAAGTTTTCATACGCAAGTTGATATTTTGCAAGAATGTCTCGCGCAAGAGAACCTTTGTTGGCCAACACCGCAATGTTCTGTGTGTCGTTGAAGATGGATACCCAAAGAAGATATGCAACTGATGTGGTAGTCTTACCGACCTGACGAGGACATTTCGTGATTGAGAAACGATTATTGTGGTAGACACTAATCATTTCTTTCTGAAAGTTCCACATCTTGAACTTCATTAAACCAACATCAACGTTGACAATGGTTACATAGTTCTCTGCAAAATAAATTGGGTCTTTAGAACATTTGATATACTCATCGATTTGTTCCTGAGTATATTCTACCTTAACGCCAGCCTTTTTGAGTAAAGGATTATCTCGATAAGTTTCTTTAGAATCTAAATCATAATCTTCAATTTCGTCATCAACAATCATTCTTTATTGCCCTTGAGTAACTTATTCAAATCAGCCGAACTACCAACGAAGATGGCTTTATCAATCTTGGTGTCACCTTCTTTTTTCTTGCCATCCATATCACGCATTTGTTTTTGTATGTTCAACAATTCTTTGTTTGCATCGACCATGTTTTTCAATAATGTACCATAAACTTCAAATGCTCTTGGATGTTGACCTGCTTTTGCAATCTCCAATATCTCATTCATTGCCTCTTTACCTTGGTCAATGATATCTTGGAGATTATCTTTTGATTGTTGGTATGCGTCAACGAGATCCTCTTTTAGATCCGCATCAACTGAACTATTATTTTTTACTGCAGGAAGAATTTCGGTCTTTTGCTCTGTGGGAGCCACATCGAATATTTTTTCCATACTTTTGTCAAAGTTATTCATGATTGTATTTGGGTTCATTGACCCTCAGTGATTGTTGTTGTTATCAATTTGGTGATTGTATTTCCTTGCATATCAATTTCAACGAATTGATTTTC